CGCTGATTTTATTAATCGGGCGTTTATTGCTACCCTTTAATCGTTTTGAAAACTTAAAATGAACGAAGACGAAGTTGGTGAGCTCTTAGAGCAACCAGCTGTATCGGCTCTTGGATCAGGCATGTCCAAGAGCCAGGTTTCTAGTGCCTCTCTCAAAAGGATGGTTGGCAGAACCATCTCGGATGGCGAGGAAAGGTTTGATGATAGGATCCCATCATCGATCATACCTTTTCTCATGCAAGGAGCACGTTCGCGTGTCGCAAGCAAGTTCTGGAAAATTGTGTCTCAATTCAATCTTTCCGTGGTGGACGTGTGTGCTGGTGTCTTAACTGAGGCTAGCCACATGCTCAAGAATAAACTTGTGACCCACGTGTGGGATCCTGACCCGGTGGCGAGGGAACTTGGCGAATGCCTTGTTCACCTTGGTGTGGTCAGACCCATCTCCTATGCATCATCCGGGGTGTGGGCGGACATTACTTTTTATGATTATGCCTGGGAAAGTAGCTACGATCAGAGCAAGAAAACCCTAGATTTTGGTGGGTTGCCTACTCTCATTAAACTCTTGAGTGAAGCTAATTCTCATGGCAGCAAAGCACTAGTTCTTAAAGTGCCAAAGCATGTCATAAACGTCCCCAAAGTACCTGTCACGGAGTTTAGGGTGCCCGGTGTAGACACCGGCTACTTGATCATTTGGGTTGGAGCTCAATCACCTAGTTCTCAGAGGTGGAGAGCCTTCCTTGAAGATCGACCTAAACCACCTGAGCCAACCCCAATTCCTTCTGTTGTTGAGGCTGAAACAAAGCCTGTCAAACCGACAGTTCCAGTTCAGCATGACCCAGGCGTACACAAGACTAGTTTTATTAAAGACTTGTGGACGTTTTTTGGAGCCAGCCTGCCTGAGCCACTAGTGCAACTAGACTCATGGGTTGATAAGATGGTCGAGTCCTTACAAGACCAACTTTATCCCCTGAAGAAGTTGAAATTTTGGCCAGAGAGAATGACTTTGGAAAAACTGGCAAATGTTTTGAAGTTTCCGTATCCG